AACAGTAATGACCTCAAGTGGAGTTAGATCCGAACTATCGATCAGCTTCACCATTTGATTATTAAGCCTGCCCATCTTATCCTTGCGGGTCTTGAATATTTCCTTCATTATACGGACGACTCGGTGCAAACATGCATTGTCAATTCGTCCGTCGCAAAGCAAAGTTGACCCACCGTGGCATCAGCAACCAGGGGTGGCAAGGCGGCTTGGTTGGCCACTGCCATAATTACCAGATCCGTCGCTACTCGATGATCAAAATCCACCGCTCCATCCGGCACACTGTGGGAATTCAATTTGTGTGCTGCGGGAGCCGCAGGCGGATCCCATACGGGGGCCGCTCCGTGGCCAGCGGAGGTCAGTACATCTGCCGCATCGCCGTGGCCCAGAGGTGAAGCAACGACTGGAGGCCCAAGTGCGGAGCAGTAAATAATATCCCCTACCTCCGTCATCACTGATAATTTGATCACATCAATTTCATACGCCAGTTTTTTCCATACGACCGCCATCTTACCCTCCTATTCCGTCTCTATGATTTTGACCAAACATTTATCCGGATCGATTAAGATCTGTGGATTTTTCAGTTCAGCCGTGATTATAGGGGCCTTTCCATGTTCAATATCTCCCCCGATAAAGAGTGTTGCTTTTTCCCCTTTAAGCCAGATTGTTAGGCGCATATGCGTTCCTCCCTCCACGATCGGCGTTCCCTTTGATATGCATTCCAACAGGATCTATGCCGGTAATGCATGCGTCCGGCGGCGTCCTTATGCACGTATAGATTATTTTGATCATCGTATTCATTACAATACTGACACTTTCTCCAGTTTGGATCACCACAAGCAATAAATGAACGATGACGGACGTGAAGCAGCATGTGGTAAGCGTGATCCTGGCAAATCACAAGATGCGTGGAATTGCCATTCGAGGGAAAATGATGCATGACGACTCCCCGTGGAAGCAGCTTTCCCAATGCCCTTTCTCCAATTAGAACATGCTCCCTAATAAACCCAATCTTTTTATAATTAGTCAACTTGCGAAATCTGTGGCCAAAAATAAATCTAAAAGGTTCTCCCTTCTTCCAGCTTCTCCCCATGTCAGTCCTCGCAGCAATCTTTGTTATCTGTCTACATCCGCACTGACACAAACCTATAGGAATTGTTAACTTCATTTAGACCTCAGTAGCGACCCAGATATGATCGTCATCGCTATCATAAAAGATTGTGCCCTCTGGACCGGTAGAGCTGGCCTTCGGGGTGAGCCTCAATTCACTCATTGGGACTGTGCCATCTCCTACCACGTATCCGCCATGTCCAACGTATTCATTCCTTATTTGGCGGGTGAACGGGTTCTTGGCTATCAGGCTTATCATCTACCAGCCTCGCTCCACGGGTCCGGAGTCTTCATGTATTCGAGGCTCTGATTGACCTCTAACGCACTTATCAGAGCATTGTTGTACAGCCCCATCATTCCGCCAAATTTCCCAGTTCCCTCTGTCAGCCCTATCGAAAGTTCTGCGGCAAGTCGAAATGCCAATGCACTGATAAAGCTTGGAAAGAAAAGAATCACATCAGTCACTCTCCTTATGTAAATTATCACCAATTCTTGCCCCCCAGCTACATTGTCGTAGTCGGTAAGCAGACACAGAGCGGCAGAAGGCTCGATTTCAGTCCAATAGGAAGTCTCAACCGCTGGGAATTTGCCTGTACCGGCCAGTATGCACGTGTAAGCCTTATCTCCATTTCCCATCGGGACTGCATCGACATCTATTCCCGCTGTCGGGGGAGCTGCTGCATAGGCTGCATTAGCCGTCACCGTCCATGCCGACACGTCTATTTCATTCACGGTAGCGAGTGCTCTCAGCGCCGTCTGAATCAGAGCTGCTGTGTTTTTGCTTGAAGTAGTCTTCGCAAGGCTTATCGTGATTGCGTTCTCGTCAGACGTTACCGCCAGCACGTCGTCTGCGGCGCTCACGCATTCCACGCTCAGAAGCGTCACATCGTCTTCCTTGTACGCTGCGGCCACGAACAGTGATTTACCCGACCCGCAATCCAGTTCGCAATACCTACCAATTTTGGATTTCAACGCTGCTGTGTAGGCAGTAACCGGATCGAAGTCCAGAATGTTCCCCAATCCTTCTATTACATCCATCGTCTCGATGCTGTACGGATGATCAGGATAGATATTAGGCTCGGTTTGCACTAACCTCAGGAAGTCATCAGGCAGGAGGTAGGCATAATCAAAATCTGATGCGGGGGCTTCTGCCATTTTTCCAATCGCTGTTCTCTTTTTGGCAAATTTCCAGTCCCTTATTCCTACTACTTCATCTCTTACGTACTCCCAAACGGCATTGGCCTTGATGGCTTGATTGGAGTCTTCTGTGAACGGGAATGCCTGTGGGTCCGCAATCTTCTTCACCCCAATGCGCCCCAAGGCTAAATTGACGATTCCGGCTATGGTGTAGGCCACTTAGCCCTCCTTTTACTTCTTCTCTTTTTCTTTTTCCCTTCTTTTCTTCGCCACTTCCATCGCTTTCAATGCTCCAGACGAGAGTTTCTTCGGCTTCTCATCCTGCACATCTGCGGCGGCCTCAATCTTCGGGGACTCTACCCTTGGGGCCTCTTTGGCATCGGGGAATATAAAATGCTCAGCCATCTCCCCCTTGGGGTCTATATCATCGGTGTCTCCTGGATAATACCGCCTCGTCTTGTGGCCATCCCAACAACGTCTTTTGCATATTCCTATCATTCAATTCACCCCCTCTCGTACTTGTAATAAAAACCCGAATCTTTCATCCATTGCTGGATGCTGGCCGCAATTCGGGTCCTATTAAGCCTCTGGCATATTCAATGGCGGTTCATCTCAACCGGTTTCGCCAAAGGGTTGATTGATTATTCTGCTCCGTCCTCGTCGGGGCCAAACCACATAACCATCTGGCCAGTAACTTCGTCCGTAGTCACCTTATCACAGCGTGCTCTCGCAAATTGAAGCAAGGTATGACCGCAGGGAATGAAAAAATGCTTTCCCAAAGTCAAACTTGCCAATGTGAGGAATCTTCCCATGTGCTTCACAGTCGAAGTTTCAGTTGCAGCATTCATTACCCAGAAGATCAAGCCTTCTGAGGCTTCGGCAAATGCAGTCGTCACTACCATGTGAAGACCGAACATTCCGGACTTTCCGAGGTTGGGGTTAGCCACCCCAAAATCAACCTCATCAGTGGAATACACACCATCCTTGAAGACTTTTGCAGCTCCAAGTGAATATTTTTTATCGTACATAGGCATGTCGCTTTACCTCCTTTTAGATTTTTAACTTATGTTTCCAACACTGACTCAGTCTCATCCAGCATCTCGGCCATATAGACCGGAATGCCTCTGAATCTCGTGATGTTGCCGCCCCAAACCTCATCGGGGGTGTAGTTAACGTTTGTCTTATCCTTCGCCCTAATATCGAGCTGGGTCTTGACTCCAAGAGTGCAATAAATCGCCGTTCCCGCAGCACCCCCGCCCCCAGGCAGTTGGTTGATTAATTTGATGAGGTTGTCCTCATCGAAGATATTAGTGGTTCCAGTCACTTCAATATCCCCAAGCCTCTGAATGCACCTCTCGTCATGCACCACAATTCCCATATACCACGCAAAGTGGGTGCGCAATCCCTCCATATACGTCGGAGCCGTTGCGGGCGATGCACTGGTATTGATCGTAACCTTTCCCAAATCCTCGATCAAAAGACCCCCTGGCAGATTCTTCGGGAAGATCCCAAACACCTTATTCTTCCCCCACTCGACGACCCAGACCGATGCGTGGTGAGCACCGGCGTCCCCTCCCTGAGAAAGAACGTTATATGGGGTGCTGGAGTCGCCGTTTGGCCTGCGACTCTTGGATTTGAACCTGGTTGCAAAGCCATCGAATGCGGCAGGATCGGTTGCGATAGACCCATAGATGATAAGGTCTTCCATCTTCTGTGTTAATCCTTCCACCTTGGCCTGATCCTCATCCTGTCTCCATTGGTTAGGATCATTCTGAATCTTCCAAAGCGCATAATCACACTCTGAGTAATCCTCCACCATCGCAACAGGATCCGTGAAGGGAGTCTTGTGGCTCGCACTTGGGGCCACGCCTTCATTGAAGCGTCTGGTTCCAGGGGTGGAGAGATAGGTCCTTCTCGAACCGATGTTGCTCATGATCATATTTGATGGGACCATTGGGAGGTCCCTGATCATGGGGCACTTCCTTGCCAAAATATTCGCTGCCCAGATATACTGAGCCTGGGCATCCAATGACGTGTACGAATTCACCACGTCCATTAATGTATAGTATCCGAGCACAGCTACAGTTCCCATTTCTATTCCTCCTTTTTCCTATATTTTTTACGGCGCAGGACTCTTGCTGTAATCCATTCCAGCCTTGTCAGCTTCTATTCCCACTGGCCTTACCGCTGGAGATGTGTCCTCGCCTGTCTTTTTTGCCAGATCGATGATCACCTTTATGATCGGATAAGGATTCTTAATAAGGCCATTCTCCTTAAGAAAGGAGGCGAAGTCCACGCCCGTGGATTTCTTCCACACACGGTCAGCTAACTCCGTAGCTGCTTTGTATTTCTCCTCGCTCCCGCACTCCTCTTTTAATTTCTTCTCAGCCGCTACTCTGGCATCCTCGTTGGCCTTTATGTCCGCCTTCACTATTTCATTAGTGAATAAGCCCCATTCCTTTCCGATCACCGCTGCCTGTTCCTTCGACAGATTCGCCATATGAAAGGTCTGCTGTGCCCACTTAACTACCGTGGGATCAGACTTTCCCCCCTCCGGCTCCGGAATTGCGTATTCCTCCGCTGTCTCGGGCTTTCCCATGGAGGCCCAGAAGACCCCCCTTTCCTCGTCCGATGCATCCTCCGGCAATTTCGGGATCATCTCTGCCACTTTCCCCTCAAGCTCCTTCACCTTCCCCTCATGCTCCTTGACTTTGCCTGCGGTCTCCAAGTGGGCCTTGGCAAAATCCCCAAGAGTCTTATGAGGTGAAAAGGCTTCATTCTCCTTTAGGTCTGCTGGCAATTGTGCCCGCCATTCGCCACCCTTTCCGGTTTCCCCATCTACATGGGTCCCTTCTATTTCTGTCATAAAAGTTATCCTCCTTTACTGTTTATTTCTTTCCGCCCTTCTTGACTTTCTTTCCTTTCTTGCATACCTTTGCCATTTTACCTTCCTCCTTTTTATTTCTTCTGTTTAGTTTTAACTTCCCCTCTAAATGACTTCCCACCTTTGCCTTTATCAAAGCAAAAGTTGACGTATTCACCGGCTTTGAGTCCAAACTTCTTGTTTGGCCCCGAAACGGTTCTCACTCTCCCACCACGCTTTACACATGCTTCAAAATCTGCTGGCATTTTACCCCTCCTTCGGTGATTTATTATACGTCATCTTCGCCCCCGCTATCTTCTTCATAGCCTCCGCCCTCGCCTGCTCCTCATCCAGCATCTTCTTGGCGGCGGCTTGAGCCTTCTTCATCCTTGGCTCATCGGCCTTGATAGCCTCGGCGTCAACGAGAGTTCTTGCATCATTCTCAGCCTTCCAATATTCTTCCGATTTTTGCTTTCCAACTATTGGTGATGCCATACCTCCCTCCGTCATTATTTCTTCCCCACGTTCAATGCCCCCTCCACGGTCTTTAACCAGCTGGGCTTGGGGGATTTACCATAATCCATCCCTTGTACCTTTGCTACCTCCCCACACACGGGGCACTTGCACATCTTTTCGCCCTCAATCGTTACTTCCTTCATCTGCGTCTTGTCCTTAGGACATTTACCGCACGCCATTATTTTCCCTCCGGCTTCGGGACTGGCTTCGGCTCCATCGCCTTAAGTTTTGCATTCAGCCCATCTAATTCGACTTTAAGTTGTTTCAGTGCCTCCTGTCCCTCAGCGAAGCTTTGCTGCATGAGTTGAAGCTGGGTCTGAATTCTTAATATCTTCTCCGCAGTAAGATCACGCTTAAGGGTGAGGACCTCCTTTGTGTCTTCACCCTTAGCAATGAGAGGCAGAGAAACGACAAGTGCGAACATGACCAACCACGCTATCGATATTATTAACAGCGTTCTTCCATTCGCTTTCATAAATCCCCTTTCGTTATAGACCTGTCGGATGCACTATATAAGTGATTTTAACCCTTACCACTGAAAGACCAGATGCATTGCCTCCGACTTCCGACCCAACGTTAAATAATTCCACCGCTTTGTTAGCGACGTTTGCCGCTGTCACTGATGCTACACCGGCTGGAAGCGTGAATTTCATCTGGTCAGCAGCCTGATCGAGCCATCCGGTCGTCTCTATAGTACCCGTGATGTCCTGCCCGCTCGTGTTGTACTGAATAACCAAATCATCCCCAGCACCCACCGTGAAAACATTCGTACTATAATCGAGGATCAGAACTGCACTGATCACCTCGATGAAATAGCCAGACCCAGGAGTAGCTATCAATTCCTTTGGGGCAGCGTTAAGCGCTTTAACCTGTGCACTCGTGACTTCCACAGTGTCGATATGGTAGACGGACAATGAATCGAACCCAAGGGACGCTATCTTAGTCACCACACCAGTGGTGCTAATCCCCCAATCCGAACTTGTGATAGCAGCCGTGCCCGTTGCGTTCATAGCAAATGCGTCACCGGCTGTAAGAGTAACGTCACCATTGGCTGCACCGCCTGCGGTCAGCACAATGCCGCCATCTGTGGTCGCCACATTGACTGCGTTACCTGCGACCGTTCCTGCTGCCGTTACTTGAAATTGATTGGCAGCCGCATTATTAGCGGAGACCTTGACGCCGCCAGCACTCGCTGTGAGTTGTAATGCGTCAATACTGGTTCCCGTGGTGCTAACGATGAGATGAACGTCCTGCGCCCCAGTCTGAGAAAGAGTGAGGTTCTGAGCAGACCCAGTGGTCGCCTGCGTCACAACTGTGGCTGCTGGGGTAAAAGTTATCCCCGTCACGCCAGTGAATGCACCCGCTGTATCCACATCCCAAGTCGTGGAATTAACTGCTACCGTTCCACTCCCACCGCCTAAACTAAGTGCTCCGGAGGAATTCCCAGTATTAATATTGACCGCAAAATTCGAGGCAACGTTAAGATTAACTATTGCTCCGGTTGCGGAAATCCCACCAGTCGTTGTAATCGCACCGTCAAATCTTGCAGCACCGTCAACCTCGAATGTTCCTGTGATATAAGCATCCTCACCATTGATAGCCACTGTCGGGCTACCAGCGCCAACAACCAAATTGCCGGTTACTATCTGCAAAGCCTCGGTGGCTGCAATGGTAAGTTGAAGATTAGCAGCATCCTTCTTGATAAATTGAGCCGTTTCTGCAGTCGCATCCTTAAGGATCAATGCTGGTGAATCAGTGACTGCATCGTACAGCGTCACATCCCCATCGATGACAGAAGTGATGGTCAAGGTGTCGCTGGCTGCATCCCCAATGTCAACGCTTCCGTTTAGCTTAACCAATCCTGGAAATATAGTGTTGCCGGTGGACACACCGCCTATTGTAATTGTACCGTTTCCTGCGGCATTGACGGTCAGAGCAACGTTCCCAGCCGCTGCTGCGGCTAATGCAGATTGATAGAAGGTTCCTGTCTGGGTTAGATTTCCCGTTACACCCACATCACCTGTAATAGTTACTGCTCCTGTGATGCCGGTCGCCCCCGTGATCGTGGTTGCTCCGAGAGATGCTGTACCGAACACTGCCGCCCCGTCCGCCCCTATACTAAATTTCAGATCACCGCCAGCGTTATCGTATCCCCTGATGAAATACCCATTCGCATCCCCATCATCGGTGAATTTAAGATCGAGGAAGGACACGTCTGCAGTGAGATCGGCGGTAGTGTTGGTCATCGTCCATACAGCACCAGCCGTGTTCAGGGTGCTTGTCCATATCTGCTTGTATCCAGTCTGATTAATTGTGCCGTTTCCCGCAGCATCCCCAATGTCATTGATCGCTGTCACCCCCATGGCGGAGGCAGCTGCCCACGACAACACACCAGCTCCACTGGTAGTAAGTTGTTGCCCAATCGTTCCGTCTGCAGCAGGCCAGGTGTAAGTAATCCCCCTGATACTTAGACCGGTGAAGTACCCTCTGGCGTAGTAATGGGTAGCGTCACCGACGCTTCCAAAATTGTTTGACCTCGGCTTCATCACGTCCTGTCCAAATGCAAATGAAGCCGTCAACAGTATT